CCGTTTGCCATAAGCAGGAAACTTGCTACATTATCACTCGGTTTATCATAGATAATCTCTCCCAGTTCAAGAACGGACAGGTGGTAAAACGCCCGGATGCCGCAATGATAAATACAAAATTGCGTAATCTTCTCAATAAGTATCAGGAAAGATTGGACAAGATAGATAATCCAGGTATCTATTCATGTACACAGTTGAAGGATTTCATCTTAAGGGAATCTGTGGATACACAGGGGGAATCATTTAAGTCTGTGTGTGATGCATATATTGAGGAACTGTTTAAAAACAGTAAAACCAACTATGCTAATATGATGAGGGAAAGTGAGGCTCATTTCTTGAAGTTCCTGCGTGGGGATGTACGACTTGTCGATATTACCCCGGAACTTATAGAGCAATATGCAGCGTATCTTGAAAAAAAGAATTGGAGCCGGGCGACATTGGGGATAGTAATGAGAAATACGCGGACAATCATAAACAGGGCGATAAAAAAGAGAAAGGTTTCATATAATGTACATCCTTTTGTAGATTATTCTATTCCGCAATCTCCTGTACGCGATGTCAGTATCAGGCTGGAGTCTTTGTCCAAGATACTTAATGCTGAGTTTGACAGTAATTATCTGTCAGTAGCCAGAGATTTGTTCTCTCTTTCATTTTATCTCGGAGGTATTAATATGACTGACTTGATGGATATGGATTTTAGAAACTCTAGGTATATACAATACTCCCGTAAGAAGATTATGGGGCGGACTTCCAATGCAAATGTCATTATATTGCCTGTTCACGAGAAAGCAGCCTGTATTATAGCAAAATGGATGAATCCAAGAACCGGTAAGCTGGATTTTCATTATAATTTCACTTATAAGAATTTCTCTCGTCATATATCACGGGGAATAGCGAAGCTTGCAAAGGAACTTGGGATAAAGGAACGTGTGGTTTACTACTCCGCCCGGAAAACCTTTGCACAATTAGCTTCAGAACTAGGGATACCTGATGGAGTGATAGACTACTGTTTAGGGCATTCGGACAAGAGTAGGGGAGTGATACGCTATTACGCTAAGGTAAGGGAGAAACAAGCGGAAATAGCCATCAATCGGGTGATTGATTATGTGGATCATCCGGAGAAATATAAGGAGTTTTTGGAAATGAGAGCAGATATCATGCTGATGAAGTCCTAACTCAAAAATCAAGCGGTTATCTATAAAATATAGCCGCTTGGTTCGTTTACCGAATAATAAAAGAATATCATTTACTGTTTTCAATATTTGCTCTGATTTGTTTCAAAATCAGAAACGGCCCTCCCATCTTATAGTTCCCTAAGTTTTGTTTTGCTTGCATGATACAGGATTCAACAGTAAGTTTCAAATCCGGAGTGAAAGCGGATTTGTTAATCTGCATTTCTTTGGGAAGTTCATCAGCATGGTTGTTGAACCATACGATCATTTCATTCAATTCCTCTTCGGAATAAGATTCTTTTTTTTCAGCCATAATACATAAGTTAATGTTAGTTCCGGCAAAGATAACAAAAATAGCCCCGACTCATCACGAGCTGGGGCAGTCCAATTTATAAATTTAAAGTCTTATGATGAAGATTGTCTATTGCGCCAATGCTTTACTATCAGCATAACGACAATCAAAACGGTTACACAAACACAGGCAAAACCGATTTGTTTAAGCAAAGTGGATTCTTTTTTATCCTTTACCCCTTCAGTCTTGGTTTCTTCATGTTTGGTGGAAGTGGTTTCCTTGTCAGCTTTCACTTCCGTACTGTCTTTGATTGCAGTTTCCTTCCTTTTATTCTTGCTGAAATCACCTTCCACATGACCGTCTGCCAATAACGGAGGTTTCCCAGTCAGACTGTCGGGCGGTTTTCGGGTATCATAGATACGGAAATCAATTACATAGTTACCATTAGTGGTAATGAGTTCGCTCAAAGACGTACTTGATCCGTGTACGATATTGACAGATTCACGTGTACTATCTTTCTGTATAATCTTAGTGTCTGACTTGACAGATTTATGCGAGCTGCCACATGATCCGAACAGCAGGAACAGACACATGAAAGGAGCCAGCAATATATGCCGGCTTACCCAGTTCATAACTCTAACCAACATAAGAGATATCATTTATGCGGTTCATCCACCCCCGTTTGAACTTGTTGTTTGCTGGGCGTTTCCGGCATATATCCTCGATAAAGTCAAACCGGGCAATCTTAATCATGTCGAACAACTCACGCGGATTCTTGGCATTTACTGCGGCAATGGTCTTGGGACCTACAATGCCATCCATCGTAACACCAAGCAAGCGTTGAGGAATCTTAATTCCGTGCGCACCGGATGCCCACACCCAGTCCACAAGAATATTTGCCACAGATTGATCCTGTATCAAATCAGCTTTCCATCTATCCCAATAATGTGGTTTGAGTACACGATTAACAACGTCCTCACGAGTAAGCAGATGTAGATCATCCACATCTATGTCACCGTCACCATCCTTGTCATAGCCGCACGATTTCCATGTGCCGATAGTCACGCCCATATTGGTAGCCCCTCCCAAATCGTCAGGGTCATTTACAAAACCGCCTTCCCACTTTAGGATAAACGGTGCAAGTTTTCTTACGTCAGCCATACTATTCATTAATTATAATTATTCGATTTTATTTTCTTTGAATTCCGGCAGGATATATTGTATGTTGACCGCTGCTTCATGCAAGACCTTATGAAGTTCATCTTCATTCAAATCCGTTTCATCTGTAAACTCACAAAAGATATTTCCAACCCAATCTTGAGATGAATTAAGCCGTTTAATAGCGACGCTGTTGCATCCATTTGTTGATAATAGAGATTTGGCAACCTTATCCTTAACCTGGTTATCAATATCTGAGTAGAACATGAAAAGATTCTTTGCGAGATTTTCTGCAAAAACGGCCACTTCACTCATGGGAAGTGATTGGATGTTTTCACGCATTCCGGCTATACCTTTTCGTTTTACTTCGAACTGCACCGAAAGAAAAGCTATATGCCCTAAAGGATGGGGTTGTACGATATATACCCTGTCTGCTTTCGTTTCATAAAGTACACGCCACAGCTCACCGAACACCTTGGCGGAGTTCTCGCTGCGGTGGTAACTTCTTCTTTCCTCCTCTTTTTTAAAATATTCCACTTTTAAATCAGTCAGTTTGTTTTTGGTATACTGATTATAGGCGAAATAAGCTGCCAGCAATGTTCCGGCAGCACTAATAATGTTTGCAATATCTATCTCCATTACATTCACCGTTTAATTATTATATGATAAATTATTCATCCTGTTTCCTTTATTTCTCAACTGTCCCTATCTTTCCTGAAAAAATGCCGAGAATTTATATATATGCAAAATAAATCCATATCCATATTGCTTACTATTCATATTTCACTATCTTTGTCAATACTTTGTTGACCTGATTCTTTCAAAACTATTATTGATTGGATTTAACCTCCCCCCGTCAGACTGTGAAGCCAGACGGGGGATTCCATTATTCGACAGATAGACAATAAAAAAAGAGCCTGATGACAATATTTATTGCCATCAAGCTCCTGGTTACACTGCAAAGATAGTGAAAACTATTCCATATTCAATCCATATTGAAAAAAATAATCAGGAGCAATATTTCGATTATCCGAAGAATTTAAAGAATCACAATATTAATAGAAAACAAATAGGATTCATGAAATCTACCGGTTGTCTATAAAATCAGATGTTCTCAAGCCTTTATCGGGAAACATCTTTACTTTTTTCCTTTTCCTTTGAACATTTTTCAAGTCACGCACAATGGTGCTGGAAAGTACCTCCGAATAAATCTGTGTGGTCTTTACGGAAGTATGTCCGAGCAGCTTCTGGACTGTTGTAATCGCAACTCCCTGATGAACCAGCAGGGTGGCACAGGTATGACGGCTCACATGGTAGGTTATCCGTTTTTTGATACCACACAATCCGGCCAGCTTTCGAAGCTGCTTATTCACTTCCGAGTTACAAGGCAAAGCGGCAAAACTTCCGATATCCGGATAGCGGTCAAGAATGCCCAATGCCCTGCTTTCAAACAGCAGATGCAACGGCAGACGGATTTCCACCCCTGTCTTGACGGATTTGAAGTACAGCCACCGTTTGCCGTTTACTCTAATGAAATTCTCAGGTGTGAGCTGGCAGAAGTCAGAATAGCGCAATCCGGTATAACAACAGAACAGGAAGGCATCGAGCACATGACGCATGGACTCCTCTTCCACCTTGACCGTTTCCAGCTTCTTCAGCTCGTCCGGGGTAAGAAACTCATGTCTGCCTTTCTCCTGTTTGATTTTGTACTTTCTGAACGGATAAGCATCTGCGTGCATATATCCCTGGTTGATTGCTTCATTGACCAAGGTACGGAGCTGTCTCATGTGCTTGGCTATCGTATTGACCGCATTGCCCTTTTCTCTTAAGTATTGCTCAAAATCACGAAGGAATGTATAGGTAAGATCCTTGAAGTCCAATCCGGAACGGAAATCATGCAGGACCGCCAGTGTCGAGTGCAGGTTGTCCTTGGTGGACTGCTTCTTGTCCGAATTGTCAATGGCTGATTTGGCAAAAGTGGAGAAGCTGACATTCACCGTACTTTTCTTCTTGACAGCATCCTTCAGTAGTGAGAGTGTGGCAGGTATTCCGCGCTTCCAATACCCCAACTCTATGCCTTGCAGATACAGGATGTATTCATAGAGCATTGTGTTGAGTTCGTTAGACTGGGGATGGTTAATGACTTGTGCCCCCTCACGGCTCCAGCACTCCGGTTTGAGGTACACGTTTGTCTTCAAGTAGATTTTCCTTTGGTTCAAATAGGCTTCAACCTGTACAAGAGCCGTGCCCTGCCTGTTAAGTGTGTTCTGGCGGTTATATACAAGACGGTATCTGATTTTATCCATTTTTCCGCAAAGATGCATCCTCTGTTCCAAGCTGCAAAATTTAGCCAATAAAAAATACACCCCCACTTTCGCAAGTAAAGATGTATAATATCTATAAAAAAATGGTCTGTGAAAAAAACATTTGTAAAAAAGATGCCATTATTCATCACGAACGATAGCATCTAGACATTTTTATCAGTAAACTCTTTTAGTGATTTAGAATAATGTTTAATTCAATATAGATGCTACAAAGTTATATATAAATTTTGTTTTGCCCAAATTATTATGTAGTTGACGTACGGTATCAAAAAGGCAGGATTCGCCAATCCTGCCCAATTCCATACACAAATCTTTTTATTAATTAAAATACCTCACGGCATTCAAAAATTAATAAATGAAAAAACATTATTAATTGTCATAGCAAAGCTATAACAAATATTTAAAAAAGAATCATTATATGAAAAAAAGAACAGAATAAACGATATATAGACCAACAAACATTTAAAATAATATTGTAATACAAAAGTCATTGATACAAATCCTTCTGGAAGGACTTCTTCCACTTGCAACAAATGAAACAAAAGGATTAGCATCCATGAATATGTGTATAGCATACGT